TGTCTGACAAATTAAATATGTACAAGTTATTACGACTATACCCTCCCATATACTCACAGCCCCACCCCTTTCGTTATTGCTTCTCGCTCTTGTTGGATGGCACGTCGATAATTGAATTGTGCGTAGTTCTGCCCCTCAATAATTGCCCGACTACTAAAGTCTTGGTCAACGTTATCTTGTTCCGCCAACTTGTCTAGTAGGGCTAGTTTTTCGGCGGTGATGAGTTCGGCTAATTCATAGTAATTGCCCGCTGATAAGGTGTCGTAGTTTTTAGACTGGTCGGTGCTGAACATCGGGATAGTGAACTTGCTCTCTTTACGAAACCCGTTCAGCTCCTCGTAGAACTTACAACCATTTTGCTCAAGTAAATCTCGCAGCTCCTTATATTGTTCTGTAGGTGTCATAATCTATTCGCTCTTAATAGTTAAATGTTGGTAAAGGAATTGAGCTACATCTGGTGAAACGTACCAAGCATTTTTTCTCCCGTCAGTAAGCGTATTTACGCCGTGCTTGTACCATCTCGTTGACCAAGGCATATTTGATGGTTCAGACTTACTGTCGTGGATTGGATAATAGTCAAAACCAAGGGCGAACATAAACTCATCAAGTATTTTCAAATTGCCATCTGATATTGCTAATTTTTCGTTGCGAATACTACTCATACTTCCTCCAATGCTTTGAATAGCTCACTCTGGTTGGTCATTTTGTTGCCTCCTTCGGTGGTTCAGAGTAGAGTGTTTCGCTACCCTCGACGTAATATCTCCAGCCATGCCAAAACTTTAGATGTTGTCGCCATGAACGAGTAGTTAGAACCTTCATGCAAATAGGGCAGAGCTTCGGGTTTTCTGATAATGGTTTCTCTTCACTCATTGCTATTTACCTAGCCTTTCTGCTGAAAAGTTTAATCAGCCATTCAATGTCAAGCTCGCTCATATAGGGGAAGTGACGGTTTATTTTTAACTTCAGTTGTTCGTCGGGCTTATCGCTCATACAGCCTCCTTGTCTTTGGTTAGCTCGCCTTTCAGCCCCTCTACCTTGCCCTCTAGCCATACGATACGGCTTTTAAGCTGCTCAACTGTTGCGTTTGGGGTGTAATTGGCGGTGATGTAGGCAAGCACCTTATCAACATCATCTTGATTAGATGGCGCTGTCACCCAACATAGTTTGATGAGCATTCGTTCTAGCTCACTCTGGTTGGTCATCTGTTTTCTCCTGTTGAGCTTTGAGTTCAGCGATACGCTCATCATTGGTTTCTTCCAGCGTTTCGAGAGTTTCTTGATAATCTTTGCCATAAGCTCTGTGGAAATTAAGCATTTGTCGTTCATCTAACCTCGCCTCTAACGCCACACGCTTCCTATCGGCGGTGATGAGTTCAACAACCTTCGATATACTGTCGGTCATAAAACGAGTACAGCATGAATCTGTCCTGTATGATGAATCATAATCCCAATCCTCGTGACAACTTGCGCAGTGAGGGTTTTTGAATATAGCTTCTATCTGCTCTCGTAACTTATCTTGTTCTGTAGGTGTCATAGCAGTCCTCTTACGCCTTTTCGGTCAGAGTAGGTGGTGTTGCCATACTTCTTACGCAGCCGTTTGCCTTCGTTCCACACTAGGCGATTTGTCCATAGCCATAGTGCTCGATATAGCCAAAACCAGGATTTCTTGTTAGGTTTAAAATCATCTAGTCCAGTGTTATTGAACAGTTGGTGTAGTGGTACATAGATATATGCCTGTCGGCGGCTAATTTTTGGTAGGTTTTTCATACAATATTCTCCTTCTTTCTTTGAGCTAGTAGGTGTCATACTTCCTCCATTAGCTCAGGGTTCTCGTAGATGTTTCCGATGACTTCGTACCAATTCGAGTGTGAGTCCATTAACGCGAGTTGATTAGACAATTCATTTACACCTATTAGCTTGAAACCACCGTATGAGAAGAACACAGTATATAGACCGAATATATTGTCTTTTACAATATCTCCCTCATATATCTCCACACCGTTCTTGTCCTTGAGGCCGGTGTACTGTTCGAGGATGACTACACCATACCTATTGAATGGTGGTGAGCTATCATGTACGCCTACTGTGCTGTCTGAATAGCGAACAACGTCGTATTCCTCCAAGTACCGTTTATTATCTTTGTCCCACGCTCTAAACTTAATCTCTCTCATACTTCCTCCAATGCTAAGGGCGTTGCTCCGCGCTAGTATTCCACAGCATTATTTCAGCCGCTCACAGAGCAACGTAATCCCCTAGTTCCCTGGCGAGCTGCAAGTCGCTTCATTTAAGTAACCCGACTGAAAGGGCTACCCAAGGCTATTAAATAGTTACTCGACACACGGTACAATGACCGTTATTTACTTCACCCCCTGCAATTCACAACCGCTGATAGTTAGCTGAAAATCCCCGATCTGATACACCCTAGCGTCTGATGTGACACTTGGGTTCACTGGCTTGGTTACAGCTAGTGCTGTGGCTGCTAGTATGATGATCATGATTGTTAAGATTATCGCTACTATGCTAAATAGTTTGTGTGACATAGTGCCTCCATTCCTCTGGTATCGTGCCAGATTGTTTTAATTCGTCTACTGTTAATCGGGGTCGGGTCACGAGCCAGTGTGGGTAGCATAGCCATTTATGCGGTAACGCGGTGTTCGTGCAGCCTAGTTGGGTGCAGGTCACTTTAAGATATCTCCATTACATCTTTTTGCATTGCGATACACTTCACACACATAAAGAATTTGTTGAACTTGTGCTCGAAACATTTCTCATATATGTCGCACTCATCACAATAAAGTACAACTCTTTTCATACAAACACCGCACTCTTTATTCGTTTTCATTCAATTTGTCGTCCATCAGTGCTTTATAGATGAGAAAACTGCCGTTACAGATAGTACAGATAGCACAGACAATGGCAGCCAACCTTGACACTCCCCAGTTTGGCGTAAATAGTACGATTGCCCCTAGTGCAAGTATGAGTAAGCTAGAAATCGTACGGGATAACCTGATAGTGAAGATAGCAGCATTGCTATCCAATAGCTTAGCTTTGTTCTGAGCTTTGGTAGTAGCTCGTAACTGCTTAACTAGCTCTTTGCCCTCATTGTTAGGTTCACTCATCTTTGCGCCTTTCATAGTTAACAACCCTCGCCACCGCAACTGCAACCAGATATATCAGTGCAATCACAAGTGCATGAATTATATTTGTCTAATTGATCTGGTTCTAAAATCATTGCTTCTTACCTCTTTTAGATATCCTGCCACCGATTGCCCCGTATATTCTGGCACGCTCTCTGCCTGCTTCACCTGCTGCAAACCCACCAGTTTTACCATTCTTGCCACCAAGGGCACCTATCTTACGATAAAAATCAGGGTCTCTTTTCGTATTAGTTTCATAAGCTTTCTTCCCTCCTGATACTGTTCCTGCGATACAACTATCCTCTCTTTCTGTCAAGGTAAGCCTTCTCAGCCTCCTCTATTGTGGCAAAAGTACCCAAGTATATTCTTTCGCCATTTATTTGAGCCTTCGCTTGGTAGCCCTTGTTACCCTTATTCCTGAAAACTCCAGTAGGCAGATGATACATTTGCCTACGCTCTCTTTTCTTATACGACACACCACTACAGGCTAATTGATAAGCCCGTTTAGCTTCCGCTTCTGTGTTATACCGACCATAAAAAGTGTTTCGGTATCGTACCATCCACTTATGTTTAGACTCGTCCCAAACGTATCCCTTAATACCGTGCCTGTTGCGACTATTCTCTAATTGGGTACATATTCGTAAATTGCTCCGACGGTTGTCTAGTGGGTCGCCATTAAGATGGTCTACTACCATTCCCTCGGGCGCTTCTATTACTAAGCGGTGTAGCCTGATGGTGACTTTAGTCCCATCATCTAAGGTTGGTCTGCGCATGGCGTAGCCCGTATCACTTAAAAACCAGCTTAGACTGCCGTACTTATTGTAAATGTCCTCATCGACTAAAGTGCGATGTCCCTTTCCACGTTTACCAGATAGTTCTATGTATGTCATGCACACATTATATCATATCTACTGTTCCTGACACCTATCTATCCTCCTTTGCATGAGTTAGGTAATCCTAACTGCATATTATTCTTTTTAATGATTGGGAACTCGTCACAATAATCTGAAATAGTAATTGCTTCGTAATGCCTACATTCCTTGCAGGCTCTACATTTTATGTACCGTACACCGTTGATAGACATATCTCGGATATTAACGGTAACGAGTGCATGTTTTCTTGGTTCGTCTGTCATTCTTGCGTACCAGCCCAGTTTTCTTTAGAAAGTACCGTTTGTTGTTTTCTAAATCTTCGTAGAATATTACATTGTCTATAGCCATCATATCCTCCAGTTATATTGTACTATTGGATATGCGCCAGTATCAGTTCCATTTCTTCACCTTCTATTTCCTTGTTGCATTTACAAATTACTCTGTATATCCCGTCACAGTTACAATCTACGCCATTGCAGCATGGTGGGTTTATGACAGCTCTGTCGTGGGCACAGATAAACTTACCATTCTTCAGACGATAGGTTGACGAACTATCATCTCTTACGATTATTTTTCTTGCCATTCTTAGATCTCCTTTTCGCTGAACCACCTATCGATGATACTGTTACTAATTTGAACTTTTCCATGACTGCAAAACCACCGGTATCGCTTTGCTTGCCACCTTTGGCGGCTCGACGACGCATCTCAGCTTTGTAACCTTCTTCGCCGCCATATTTCCTGAGTAATGCGTCTCTGGCTTTGGCTTGACCTTGTTCTGTCCATCCCATATGTTATCTTTCCTATATATTCTTTAATGATGAGCTGCGACTACGTAATACTCCAATCAGTGTTTCTACATCGTCGTGTAGTGCCCTGGCAGTCTGAAATGATTCATAGTACCCGTTGTACTCATCTCTCAAATCTCGGTTGGCTATCCTGGCAAGCTTGTCTGACGCAGAGTCACTTTTCTTATCAGCTTTGCTTTCCATGAATGACTTTGCAGCCTGCACCTTGTACTCGGTTTCACACCCGTTATACAAACTCTCGTAATGCACTCTGTAGTAGCTTAGAGAGAAATTAAGTGATGCCAGCTCTACCATTAACTGTTGTATCTTCTCGGTATCGTTACTCTTTCGGAGGTGGTACGCCCGCTCTTGCAGCGAACGCACCACTCCCAGTAATTCCTCAAGTGATTTATTGGGTTTCATAGGCCCTCCTAGAAAGGGATATCGTTTAGATCTACAGGTTCATCACCGAACTCTTCAGTAATCTCGATAGGTTTCTTAGCTTTGCCACCAACGCCCTCGATAGTGACAGGTTTGGAAACAGCACCATTAACAAAGTCAGCCAACCAGTGAACTTGGCTAACGCCAGCGCCAGCACTGATAGCCTTGATAATGTCTATCTTAGCAACTTCGCTCTTCTGCTCCGATGTCAGCTCAGACTTCTTAGGGCTTGGCACGATCGTGTACTTGGTATCGGTACCTTCACCCTGGCGGCTAACTTTGATGTTATACCCCTTGATATCACCGTAATCTTCGTCAGCATCGTATGCAGCCAACTGTCGGAAAAATGTAGCAGAGTTGGTGAATATCTGAGCAGATTCCTCGTTATTGTTCCAGATAGCCCAGCCGTAACGGGTGCTTAACTTACCCTGGTACTCACTCTGGAAAATAACAGGTTCACTTGCGATACGCATCGTGATAGTTTCACCGTCTTTAATCTTGAGAAAACCGCCTCCGTCGCTTGATGGTGGTGTGTATGTCTGATAAATGCTTGCCATAATTATTTGCTCTCCTTAATTTTAATTCGGATACTTGATGATACGTCGCTTGTCTTTAGATACTTCTTATAGGTATCTGGCTGCTCTTCTTTGAACCTGGTACTATCGAACGAAGTTCTGGTAGTAGGTGCCACGTATGAGATAGCTACGAAGTCATTCTCAAACTTCTTGACGCTGTTCTCTTCCATAGCAGCCTTAATCATGCTTCGGATTTCACTGTCTTTAGCCATCAAACCACGTAGTACCTCGTGATACTTGGCTTCTTGCTTGTCGATATCTGAGTTAATCTTAGCGATCTGTGATTGCACTTGCTCGAACTCAGTTATTAGTGATTCGTCCATTATCTGTTTCTCCATTCTTTAATTAATGTTTTCAGCGTCTCATTGACTTCTGTCAGTGCATCGACCAATCGCACTGTCTGTTCGTCAATCGCTTCAGCTATTTTGTCGCCTGACATTATTTGACCTCCAGCACGTTGTGCTCATAGGTCCCCCAAGCTTTACCATCCCAGTGGTGTATCTTGAGCTTTGGTATCGTCCAACCGGCAGCCTGTAGAATTGCAGCGTAGAAGCTGAGCTGATGCCAGTAGATATCCAACTTAGCTTTCTTCAAGTCACCGTTAGTTTTGTAATCTTCGACGATACCTATTTTCTTGTCAGCGTCAGTGATAACTAAACGATCTATCTGACCGACACGCTTGGTTTCATGGTCTACTACCATAGGTTCACACACGAAAGTAGGTTCCGTATGGCTTGCGTAGAAGCTCTCTACTGCGTTTTGCAGCGTCGGATGATATTCCATGTGGTATTCTTTGCCTAACGCCTCTGAGATGGTTCTGTGTGAGCCGTACAGCTCTAAAGCTTTGTGCAGTGCAGTACCAAACGCATTGGCAGCATCACCCTTAGCCTTCCAAACAGCTAATACTTCAGTAACAGGCACGTTATACTTCAGTGCCATAGCGTTAGCCGTAGTTTCAGCATCAAACGGGCGTTCAAACTTCTTCGCATATGCAGACCCAGACAAATACATGTCACCATCTTCATTGAAATAGATATGCTTAGCATCGTTATAGTAAATCTCGCCACCGACGAAACACTGAGTTTTCTTGCCTGACAGCTGCGTAGTTTTCTTAACAAGCTCTTTGCCTGGTTCAGCGTACTTAGCCCAAATAGACTCTACACGCTTCATAGCCAACGCCTGAGCTTCCTCAAACGTTTCAGCTTCTACTTCTATCTCAGGTTGCAGATTACCGTACTGAGTGACCGGTATTGTAGCAGTAATTCTAAACTTCATATTTATAGCCCCCTGACTAATTCACGATACTTGTCGCATAGTTCCACGAAATTATCAGCATCTCTGACAGAGTCAGCTAATACTTCGAGCATCAAAATCTTTATCCTCGTTTTCTCAGCATCAGTGAGAAACAGAGCATCATCTAGGGCGCTCATTAGAATGGCACCTCCGTTTCTACAGGTACCAGCAGGCTATCAGTAGCATCATAGCTAGTACCAGTAGTCCGATACCAGATATCAGCCATAGCAGCCCTATAGCCATTAATAAACTCAGTGTTATTCTCACACTGCCACTCGACAGACTCTATAAGCTCAGCCATATCAGACTTGAGCTTAGTGCTACTAAAAGCTAGTAGCGTACTATGTTGTTTCATTTTGTCTCCTTGCTTATGTTGACTCTTACAATATAGCACAAGCAACGTAAATAATCAATAGCTAAATGAATAAAGTTATCCACAGGTATAAAGAATCCCCCAGTTTTTTACGACTGGGGGTGTCTACTACCATTCTTCTTGCTGTACCCAACTAAGCTCGGTAGCAATCGCCTTTTGTACTGATTTGTCCATGGTAAACTTTTGCGCGTTAAGATATGGTTTAAGCCAAGGGTGCACATCAGCGTGGCACCTATGGCAGAGAAAACATATATTGCGCTTACAGTTTCTCCCGCCGTTTTTGAGCCAGATAATGTGGTGCCGCACTTGGGCAGCTTCGGAACAAGCTAGGCACTGTTGTTGTGGCTTGAGTTTATACCTATTCCGTTTATTTTTAACATTATCGAAAACTGTGCGCGATTTTTTCCGCATGGCTTCCTGCTGTTCAAGCGTTGGTGCTTTCCGACAATAGTAGATAAACTTGTTACCAGCAAACTTCAGTTCGCGTATAACCGCCTCCCTATCGAGTGGGCTCACGTTTCGGCGTGTTTCGCCACCAACCGAAGCCCAGAAGTCGCGTAAATATGCAGCGTGTTCACCTGTGGGGTTATTTTTGGAGTATTGCATCACTTCGTTACTTTTAGTAGGTAGCTGAAGTACTTACGAGTGTCCGACTTAGAGTCGGCGCGGGCTATGGAAGCCAGGCGCAGCGTTGTGTCTCGCCCCAGTCTGTGAAATTGTTTGCAGTACCATGGCTTAAAGCGTTCGTTTACGAGGTCGCTCAAATCCTTGTAGAGCGTTTCTGTTGTCAGATATTTATCCCCAATTGTTACAGTTGTTACAGTTGTTACAGTTGTGTTTTTCTTGTTTCCTACAGTTGTTACAGTTGTATCGAGCAGGGAAGAAAGCGAATTTGCCACTTGACATATCTCCTTTGGTGCCCTATAGTGAGACGCAGCGAATAGTCGCCCCAGTCTCACCACTGGGGTTTTACTTTTATATAGATAACGCGTTCATGACCACGTGGGCTTTAACAATTTCTGCGAATAGTCAATGCTTATTGGCATATTACACCAGCCGAGGCAAAAAAACAAGACGCTATATCTAGTGGCGAGCCGTGATAACTGGCACTATACCTCTTATTACAATTAAAAACTCCCCGTCTTTTAGTCTGGCGTATGACGCGCGAGAAGCTTTTACTAACTAAGTGAGTCTCCGTATATACGCGCGCGAGAAGCTTTTACTCACTAAGGGAAACGCTCAAAAAAACAAAATACAGTGTTCGTATTTTGTTCATACAGTGTTTATACCCACAAGCTACCGAAGCAGCGCAATATTTTACGACATGCCATGTATTACAAAATACGGGTATTTATGCATCACAAGTCAATAACACGCTTGGGAGGCTCTACAATCGCTCTAGCGGTATCAATAACGGCGGCAATGTCCGGCTTTTTGCAACGCTTGCCACGGTTCAATTGCATACATAGGCCACATATACAGTAGCCCCAATCTATGCAAGCTCCAAACAATGACACTCCCCGTATAATGACGCGGTGCTGTTTACGCTCCAACAAACATAGCCCGCAATACTTTTGGCAAGTACCACGGGCTATACATTGTGTGTGTTTCAATTTTACTCGTCGATCAACAGCAGGCATATACCTATAATAGCACCTAGTACGATCAACATGCTTGTATACGCTCCCACTCTGGCAGTAGGCCGTTGCTGTAGCCGTATGTTAGCAGCTCCGTTTTAAGCCTGCTGTAGTCTGCTTTGGACTCGTAGCGGTGTATGCGCCGCGTATAATGCTTACTACCTAGCAGCCCCCGATCATCTAGCAGCAAAATCACGCTATCCTCTGGCCCGTGGTGCAATTCTAGTTTTATTCCCGTTGCCTCGTCTGTAGTTGTCATTATTTCACCCTCCATCTATATGTAAATAGCTTTTGTAGTTTCGACATAGTACCCGCCGAATACGTATTTTTTAATTATTGCCGGTGTTTCTCCGCCCTCAGATCTGTATAGATAACTATGAATGTTTGCAAAACTCTTGCCGGTATTATCGACGATCTGGAAGTCATACACTGGCTTATTACTAGCAGCGAATGCCTCCCCGGCGTACCCGGGCGCCTTAGACTGTAAACACTTAAGCCGGGTTGTAACCTTCGCTCCGATGGTTGCAAGCTCGTTGTTCATATCTTCAAAAGTAACCCGCGTATATCCGCTATAGTCAGTCATGGTTATTTTCCCTCCGTTGCATCGTCAATTAGTTGCTGTTGCTCTGTCCCTGCCCCACAATTTCCGCAAAATAGCCCGCTTGTACCACCTAAACATATGTCCCACGCGGTACAATCTTTGTTAGTGTGTATTAGCTCAGTCATTATATTTGCGCCTCGCTAGCGTACGATACGCCATCATTAAATGCTTTTAGTTGTTCTACTAGTTTATTGTGCTTTTTGGCTATTGCATCCGCGCGCTTGTACTCGCTTTTTAATTGGCCTATTGTGCTTGCTAGCCCGTCCATAACATCGCGTACTACGGTTGCAAGTTCAGCAGGGGTAATTGTTCGGCTTATTCTTGTATAGTCTTTGGTTCCTAGCTCCTGGCCGTTTTCGTCATAGTAACTGTAAGCGGTTATATCGCGGTTCATATATTTACAGCTGTGGCCGTGCTCTACTACATAGCTAACATATAACGCTTTATTTATGCCTATATAGTCACCTATTCGCGCGCCCTCGCCTGATATTGCCCGATTAGTTAGCGTCTTATGCTTTGTATCAATCTTAACGCCCTTGAGCGCTTTGAGTTCCGCTTCGTGCTCTGCTATTCTCATTCCTAACTTTTCGCGAATCTGTTCTGCTGTAATTGTTGGATGGTATGACATTTCGATTGCTCTTTTCTGGCGCGGTATAATGCCCCGCGCCGTGGCCGTTAGTTAGTTACTGTAAAAAACTTATAGTCTCGCGCTGTAATATTGCTTAGTAAAGTCATATAGTTTTTTGGTTGTTTCGTTACCGCTTGTGACTTCTCGTAACTCCCAAATACGCCTAATTTGCGCTATGTCGTGATCTAGCGTGATGCTGGCGTTGTACCATTGCCCGTTTACGTTTACCATGATGTAGCGCAGCGCGCCACCGTCTGCCCCTGTAGGTGTATATATGCCATTGTCGTAACTGGTTGCTATTGCCTCATCTAGTTGTGCTTGTGTCATGGTTATACCTCAAGCCCAAAATCTAGCGCGGTGTCTTCGCAGCTGTAGCAGATTGGTTCGCCACAGCTATCACCGCAAAATTGACATTGTATATCGTTCATAGTTTTACCCCCTGACCTTACATGATTGTATCGACGACCCGTCACTGTATACCGTAACCGTGTTACACGGTGTAACAGTCCCAAACAGTAGCAGATCTGCTACAAATGGTAGTAGTAGCCCGGCTATAATACCGGCCGTTAGTATTACTAGTGTTTTCTTTTTCATGATATTCGCTCCGCTTATTTTGTTGTGTTTATGTTAGTAAAATATGATACGCGCGCCACCGTGTATGTCGTCGTTGACGATCAAGCACTCGGCGCTGTTATTGATTGATATGATTGGGATGGTCATTGTGTTGACTCCTTCTTGCTTACGTTGACAAGTTCAATTGTAGCATAAGCAACGTAGTATAGCCAATGCCTATTCAGTAGATCATTGCTATAGTTATCCACAGGTACCCTACACTTACAGATATGATAGCAGCCTAACTAGTGTTAAAAAGTGATATCAGGCTGTAGGCTTCGTTAAGCTATACAGGGCTTGTTTACGGTGTTTTCTAGTCGATTGCTAGTCGATTGCTAGTTACTATACAAACCACTACCAAACAGAGGTACAAAGCACTATACAGCCCTATACAACAGAGGTACACTGTATTATATATACACATACTATACATATACACATAATAGTGGTATAGTATACAATAAGGAATAGGGTAATTAAAAACGAACCATATAATTCTGCAGGATTGTAGATACTGTAAGAGTCCCCTCTCAATTTTTTTTTCAAAAATAACTATATTGCTTATGATTTTTTTTCAAAAATAACTATACTGCTTATGACTAAGTAAAGGGGTATTAAAAAAGAGGTTGTTCCTAAGTTACAACCTCCTCGTTTACACTACCACCCCATTTTGGATAAGTTAAGTGTACCACACCCTTGTCAAGTAGGTAAAGTCTTATTTCTTATCTAGTAACAGGGGTGATATCTATAATGTGGTTTTTACAATACTATGAGTAATTATTAGTCTGTGATATATATACTGATATGGGAAATAAGAAGGGTGCTATCTATAACAGAAGATTAACTGATAAGCAGAAAGCTCTTGAGGACTTAGCTATTAAGAAGGGTATTACTCGGACTGAAGCTGCTATGCAGGTGTATGATTGTAAGAATTATTCCAGTGCAGCTAATGTAGCTACGAGTAATCTGAGGAAGCCTCAGGTTCAGTTGTACCGTGAGAAGCATATATTGAAGGCTAAGAATAAGGTAGTGCAGCTGATTGATAGTGAGAATGAAGCTATTGCACTGAAAGCCAGTGACAGTGTACTTGATAGGACGCTTGGTAAACCTAGCCAGTCTATCCAGATGCAGAGTACGAATACGAACGTTAATATTGATATGAAGCCTAGTGCTGATTTAGCTAGAGCGTTCGTAGATTTTCTGAAGAATAAGAACTGATAATCTTGTGCTACAGTAGTGGTAATGAACGATGACCTTGTATTTGATGATAATGTAGTTGAACAGCTCAAGGCTTCTACTCCTATAGCATGGGCGTTGTTTAATGGGTTTGTCACTGAGAACCAGAAACCACTGGAGTTTGTTAAACACAAGTTCCTGATAGATATTATGGCTGATGTAGACCCTGATATTGTATGGATGAAGTCAGCTCAAGTAGGATTGTCTGTCGCTAGTATTCTCAAGACGTTCTGGGTGTGCAAACACATGGGTATGAATGTTATCTATGTGCTACCGACTAACAATGTTGTTAAGGATTTCGTGATACCTAAGGTGGACTCTCTGGTATCGTCTAACCCTGCGATAGCTTCTATTGTGTCTAATGATTCTGTGTCGCTGAAGAAGGTCGGTGACAGGTTCATTTATTATAGGGGTGCTTTTTCTGAGCGTGAGGCTATCTCTATTTCAGCCGATTTATTAGTTATTGATGAGCTTGATCGTTGTACGGATTTCCGAGTGTTGCAGACCTATGACTCTCGTCTCCAGGCATCTGACTGGGGCTGGCGCTGGAGATTCTCCAACCCGTCGATACCTGGGGCTGGGGTTCATGGTCTGTATGAGAACTCAACGCAGCATCACTGGTTTGTTAAGTGCCATCACTGTGGACACCGTTCATTTATGAATTACGACATTGACCCGTATTATGAGTCGCACTATGTCAATGAAGAGCAGAAAATCTATGCCTGTGGCAAGTGTCACAAGGATATAGGGCTTGACCGTGGTGATGGTGAGTGGGTGGCGAAGTATCGTGACCGCAACCGCAAGGGGTACTGGATATCTCAGCTCATGGCACCCTGGGTTGATGCTGACTATATCATTGAGAAGAAGTACGAAAACTCACCTGAGTTCTTCCATAACTTCGTGCTGGGGTTGCCCTACCAGTCTGCGGATATGATGCTCGACCGTCAGACCATTCTCAACGCCCAAGCACCTAGATTACTGGAATATACCGACATGGTGATGGGTACCGACGTTGGGTTGAAGAAACACTATGTCATTGGTAACAGTAATGGTGTCATGGCGTACGGTGATGCTATGGACTGGGAAACACTCGAAGCTATATTCCTGGCGAAGAACTGTCGTTACTGGGTGATTGATGCTAACCCTGACCAAACGATACCTCGCAAGCTTATTAAGAAGTATCCTGGCAAAGTGTTCATTAACTTCTATATTCAGGATAAGAAGAACATCGGTATGATACGGTGGCTTGATGGTGCCAACCGAGGTGTCGTTCACAGTGACCGTACTAAGATTATTGACCATATTGTGTCTGAGATACAGAACAAGGATATAAAGTTCCGTTGTGAAGATTTAGATGAGTTCATCTACCACGCTACTAATACCTACCGAGTGACTGAAACCAAGGATAACGGTATGTCTAAGTCAAGTTGGAAGGTCAAAGAAGGTAAGCCAGACCACTTATTTCATGCGCTTATTTACTGGCGTATTGCTCTGAGTAAAACTATGACTGGTTCTGGCATGGTTATAACGCCAAATGCGCCTTCCACCCCTAAGAAAGGTTTCATAACCAACCAATATACGAATAAAATGATGGGCTTTCATATAGACCTAGGCAAGATAGCCAAAGACAGTGACAAGGACAAGAAGAAAGGTTGGTTCTACAGATAATGGACGAGTATATATCTATCTATTTCAACAAAGAAAACCTACATCGTACTGTAGAGCACAGATGTGTGCGTTGTGGTGGGCTGATGTTCAAGGTAAATAAGCTGGTTGTGCTGATTTATAACTCTACAGGGCTGCCATTAACTGAATTACCTGACGGAACTACTATGATAGAGCACAAATGTGGACGTTGTAACACGTTTTACCGTGGGTTTTTCCAGTAGGCTATAATTAAAGTATGAATATTTTCGATAATGAAGTAGACTCGCCAAAAGGTTCTGGTCAAACTGACGTTGTACCTCTGTTGGATTTACAAATACCTGACAAAGACCTGATTGATAACCTCTCAAAATCTATCAAAACCGCTGATGACTACTGGAATGACCCGAAGTCGCACAATCTCAGAAAACGTCGTGAAGAAAACGAGGCAATGTACCTCGGTAAGCACTATGACCCGAAGAAACTCTATGACCACAACATCCCGTACCAGGAAAACCAACTTTTCGTAGGGGCGGAAACCATAATTGCTACCGTTACCAATCGTATTTCACGTGCTGAAGTTTATCCTGGCAACGATAACCCTGCAAGCCGCCAATTTGCCACGGATTTAGAAAAAACACTGTACGCCCACTCCGAGAAACACGAGCTTAACAGATTACTCGACCCAACCGTCCGTAATTTGTTGCTCAAGCGTATCGGTGTCATAAAGCTAGAGTATGATAAGCGTACTGGTGACATAATCCCACGAGTTATAAAGCCAGAACGCCTGATTATAGACAAATATGCCGGTATGGGGCAGAACCCACGCTTCATTGCTGAGCAGATTACCGAAACTCTCCAAGATGTAATATCCAAGTTTCCCAATAAGAAGGAAGAAATTAAGGCTGAGCTGAACTTCACTAATCTATCGCAGCAACGGCTGCAATCCGAAGTTACCTATTACGAAGTGTGGTTCACCTATTATGAGGATGACAAGCCGTGGGAAGGTGTAGCTCGTTACTTCGGTAAAACGATGCTGGAGAAATCCAAGACACCGAACTGGAACTATCAAGAAGAACCAGAAGCTCGCAGTAACTTCTTTGATTTCCCTCTCAAGCCGTATATCCCAATAAACTTCATCAATAATGGTGAACACTGGATTGATTACACGACACCGTTTGAACAGGCTATCGAGTCCCAAGTTATGCTGAACCGTCGTGGTCGCCAAATCATGGAAAATGCCGACAAGGCTAATCCAACTAAGGTATTCGCCTCTGAAGCACTTTCAAGTGAAGATGCTGAAAACCTGACGGGCGACCCCAACCAGTCGATTATAGTCAATGGTGAGAGTGTGTCTAATGCTTACGGTGTTATCCCAGCACAACAGCTACCACCATTCGTTATTGCTGACAAACAAGACCAACGTCAATTAGTTCACACCATTCTCGGTACGCCACCGCAGTTACAGGGTAGTAGTGCCAATGGTAACAATACCCTCGGTCAAGATATCATGGCACGTGACCAAGCTATGGGTCGTCAAGATGCCATAGTCCGAGCAATCGACTCATTCATGCACAAGTATTACCGATACTTGGTACAGATGATGAAGGTCTACTACACAGAGGCAAAACAATACACTGCTGTAGACGAAGATGGTACGTTCATGGTCGTTTCCATGAAAGCTGACGATATAGAAGATGGCATTGATGTACGTGTCACCGCTGGTTCGACACTCCCAGCTAACAAAGAACGTATGGAAGCAGTTGCACTCAATCTAGCCAAGCTTGGATTGATTGACCCAGTCAGCCTATACGAAGCACTGCGTCTGCCTAACCCACGCCAGATGTACGAACGGCTTGTTAAGTACAAGGCTGACCCAACGCTACTCGCAGCAGATGTCAAGAAAGATGAGTCTGATCGTGACGCATGGGTAGATTACAAGATAATAATGGGCGGTGGTGAAAGCGAACCTCGTGAAGATGTATCGCCAGAGCATATTAAGACACACCAACACCAGATGATTTCAGACGAGTTTATGCACGCTAATCCTGATAGGCAGCAAGCATTGCTTGCTCATATTCAGGCTGAAAACGATATGATTGCACGTCGAGCTGAACTCGAACAAATGGCTCTACCGCCACCTCCACCGCCACCAGCACCACCAGCTACACTAGCTGAAGGACAGCCAGAAGGGCAAGGACAGCCAGGCGCACCACAGACTGCAACACCTCCAGGAATACCCCCTCAACCAAATCCCACCAGATTAGAAGGCATGAATTCAAACTTCACGCAAAGCCCTAACTTGCAAAATCCCGCAGAACTTCCTACAATCTAGGTATTAACAGCCTAAAGGAGAAAGCCCAATGGATTTAGAGGCACAAGCGATGGCAGCATATGATGCTACAGACGCAAACAATACTGGTACTAGTGAAAACTTGGAACCAGATACTCCAGACACTGTAGCCACCGACGAAAATCTGGAAGCAGAAATAGATAAAGCACCTGATACTAATGATGAAACTGCCGATGACGGTAAAGACACCAGTAATGATGGTGTTGATACCACTAAAAATGAGGACTCTACCGATGAGAAAACTTCAGTTGATGATAAAAATGACGATACTGACGATACTATTGATACCCCTGATACTGAGGAACAACGCCCAATCTTCGACCCAGAAAGCACTCTTGAAACGTTTGTTTATGAAGGGTTAGAAGGAATAACCGTAGTCGGTAAAGATGGCCTTGGGTATACGGTCAAGGTGCCAGAAGAACTACCTGATGATTTTGAGTTTCGTAGCACGAAGGAAGAAAAGCTATTTGACCAGGCTATGTTCAGACAGCAATCCGCAGCCGAGCAGCTTGTCGATAGCTACAACCAGCAACAGCAAGTCGCTGAACAGCAGTCGTATAACAAGTCGATGCGTTCAGAGATTGATGATGCTATCGCAGCTGGTAGGATAGATAAGTTCGACGGTAGAAAACTCAATATGGATGGCAAGGGTGAAAAACGAGCGCAGCAAGTCCTTGACTACATGACTGAGTTGAACTCTAACTACGTTAAGGCTGGTAAGAACTACAGAGTTAATAGTTTCGAGCAGGCACTTGACCTATTGGAAGCTAAAGAAGCTAGGGATAAATTGGCTGAATACCAGAAATCTATAGATAATGGTAAGAAGTCTACCGCTAGTATGACCCCTAGTGCTGGACAGAGTGGTGGCGGTGAAGGCTCGAAGCCAAAGACCATGCCTAGGAACATGAGTGCCAGTGATTTTGTAAATATGCTTGACTCTCAAGGTGAGATTTAGTTGACAGTTTTACAATAGTTGCTACTATTTAATTAAGAGACCGTAGAGTCAGTGACTACTTACCATAGTTGCAGAAGGAACGGTTTCTTTTTTATTAACAATAAATGGAAGGATGAAACATGATTTTTTCTAATCGTGTGACAGATATCACCTACCAGCAAATCCTACCGAGCCTCGTTGACCAAGTCAACAACTCGAACGTTTTTACTGCTAGAGTGTTAAACGCTCCAAAACAGTGGTCTGGCGTTCGCTTGGACAAACCAATGCAAATCGCTAACAGCACCACTGGTGGTTCGTTCGACGGTATGGACACGTTCTCTACCGCCACCACTAACAACACACGTACTGGTTCATGGTACGTTAAGGGCTTTGAGCAGTCAGTTGTTGTCCCTGGCATCGAACGTGATGTTAATGGCAACAGTGAGAAGCAAGTTCTCAGCCTGTTAGCCGCCAAATTAGACGAAGCTCGCAACAGTGCAGCTAACGCTATTGGTGACTTGTTCTACGGTGTAGGGCTAAACAAAGACTTTGAAGGTCTTGGTGTTATCGTCGATAACGGTGCAGCTACCTCCAGTTATGCTGGTCTTACTCGCACAGCCAACACATTCATAAACGGTGATGTTACTGCTTCTGGCGGTGCGTTAACGCTTGACCTGGTAAGCCAAGAGTTTGACAATGTATCTGCTGCGTCAAGTGACAGTGAAAGCCCTGATATGGCTATCACCACCAAAACTGTTTGGACACTATTCGAGAGTCTGCTTGCGCCGACTATGAATGGTTTCTACACGACTACCCAAATCAATGGGTACAACAAAGTGAGTGGTGGAACTCCAAGTGGTACTTCAGTACCAGCAACCGAGCTAAAGGGTGCTGCTGGCTTTAACGCTATCAGCTACCGTGGTCGCCCAGTTGTGGCTGACGACAAGTGTACGACTCAGACCTTCTTCTGGTTGAATGAAACGTACCTTAGCTTCTACGCTCTAAAGAGCCTCGAAGGAAACGTCAAGTCAATCGAAAGCACCAACAAGGTTACGGAAGGTTTCTACAAAGACGTTCCTATGCCTAGCGCTTTCCAGTTCCGTGAGATGATGGACCCAGTCAACCAGTACGGTCAAATTGGCTTCTTGCTGTTGATGGGGAACCTCGTCCACACCGCTCCTCGTCGTAATGGTAAATTAACTGGCATCACAACCGCCTAAAGGAGACCACTATGAATATTGGAGTACGAACATTAGTTGACCAGGATTTGCGCGATGTTAGCGCAACCAAAACACAAACTCTCGGTTCTGTCGGTGTTACAGCTGACGGACGAGTGTTTCGCTATGCGCAAGCTGGTGCCGTAGCAATTTCCCCAGGTACACTACTCGTCAATGCTGACCTCGATGCTAACGTAACGAATAAAACCGTTGCTGCTAGTGTTGCTGTCGGTAGTCAGACTGTAACTGTCAATGCTGCCGGTGCGGTCGTACAAGATGCCTATGCTGATGGGTTCCTAGTTGCAAATGATGCAGCTGGTGAAGGTATTGCTTACCGAATTGTTGGGAACACTGGCGTTTCAGGCGCAGGTGTTGTCACCGTCAAGTTAGCTGAACCAGTACGTGTTGCTATGACTGTTTCAGTGAGTGAAGTAACTCTCAAGCCCAATACATACGCTGGAGTACTTATTTCTATCACTGACCAGGCTGACCAAGCTGTTGGTGTGTCTAACGTAACTATCCCTGCTACTTATTACGGCTGGATTCAGACCCGTGGTGAGTGTGCAGTTCTAGCTGACGAAGCCGTTACGAAGGGTCTTGCCCTTACGACCGGAACCGGCACGGCTGGTGCTGTCGAAGCTCTTGACGCTGCTGGCGAACAGCAAATCGGTGTTGCAAGTGAAGCACTTGTTGACACGGAGATGCGTGCTGTTTTCCTACAGATGGACTAATCCATCAAAACTGGGGGTAGGTAAAACTACCCCCTCTATAAACTCTGTAAGCCTACGGGCATTAAAAGGAGAGCCAAATCATGGCACGAAATATTGAAGCCTATGTTCCTGTAGTACGACTACATGGGCTAAACACGAACAAAGCTGTTACTTTTGGCAGTACGCTTAGTGTTGCTGGTGAAACCACCCTTACTGGTGCGGTGACGGTTACTGGCGCAGTCGCAGCCCCACGCCCAGTAGAGAACGTAACTGCTAATAAGGCCGTTACTGCTGCTGCTAGCGGTACGATGTTTGTAAACACTAAAGGTTCTGCAACGACAACGTTCACGTTGCCTGCTGCTGCCGCTGGTCTTACTTACACGTTCGTTGAAGGTAACGCTGCTGGAGAAATCCTCATCACACCTGCCGCTGGCGATGCGATTGTTGGTAAAATCCATGCTGCACAAGACGGTACGGCACTCGCTCCTGCCGCTGGCACTGGTATCAAGAACACCGCCGCTACAAACGTAGCTGGTGATACGATTACTCTTGTCGCACTTGACACAACCACATGGTACGCAGTCGCACAGACTGGTCTTTGGGCTTCTCAGTAACATACTGATTAGCGTGTCATATAGAAAGACCCTTTCGAGGGTCTTTTTTTTATTGCTATAATTAGAACATGAGTAATGCAAACCGAGATGCTAACAGAGTAACAAGTTTACTCGCACAAGATTATAGTAACGCAGCTAATGAAGTTGCTGTTACTGCCGACCCCGCAACAGGTAGAATGCTGACACAGACGACAGGAGTGCTTACCGATGACGAACTACGCGCAGCGCCAGTGCCAACTACTGACTCCACAGCCCAAGCCCTATTGCAGCAAATAGAGTCCAACTCAGAGCTACTGGCTCAACTAGCGGTAGTAGTGAAAAACCTGCAACAAGCGACCGTAGACCCTCCGTATTTAGATAAGTCTGTCAACGCTATTAGAAATCAGGTGCAGTCAGGAACTATTACAACTGTAACTACCGTCACAACCTGTGCCACTGTCAC